TTTATCGAGCGTTGCGCCCTGATAACAAACTATTTCGTATTCGGCTGGTGTAAGCATAAACCCACTTTATACCACACTAATACCGACACTAGCCTTAGGCGTTGCGGCGTGTCCAAGTGCCATAACAAAAGCGACGGCCGCGCTAATATCTTGAACCGCAGCTTTACGAGCAATACGCCACCCACCGTCACTACTCGGACGTCGAGCGCAAGCCGCTAAATGGGTACTTAAAAGGTCTTGGTTAGCGTGTATTAAAGTTCCGGTATTCATATTACTCATAGCAATATCGCAATACGTACTAAACGCGGTACTTGCCCAGGCTGTTGGCGCTACTGGTACCCCGACTTTAGCCAAGTGTGGGGCTATGTGGCCTGCTGTTTTTGGGTCGAAAGCAAGCGCCCTAACTGAATAAGTACGGGCTAAGTGGGCAATATCTGCCGCTAATTCTAAATCGTTTAGTCCGCCGTCTTTTTCCCAACGTGTCAGGAATACCGCAAATTTGTCGTCCCGCTGTTGTACGGTAACTAGGAAAGCCTGCGTACGGGTGAAATTCAAATCTAAACCCATAAAAGTATTGTGGCCCGTTTCCAGTTTTAGGTTATCGTCCCCGGCATTATTCCAATTACTTAAGTTAAATGGGCTGTCTATGCTTTCTACCCATTGGCATAACATTTCGGTTCTTACCGCGTCGGGTGTGTCCCTAGCGGCGGCGTCTTGTAACGCTTCAAGGGTTACAGTATGGCCTAACGCTGGGTTAGCAGCTTGCCAAGCCCTAACGTCATCTATCGCAAGCCCGGGCGGGGCGCTCCACTCATACCAGCCGATACGTGGAGACTCGAAAGTTAAAGCCCTAGCCCTTAAATCATTAAGTACGGTTGAATTGGCGTCCCCAGCGTTTGAAGTTATATAAGTTTGGCCCGACGTAGCGCGGGTTAGTGGCGTTGCCGCGGTCCACGCGTCCGCTTTAATTTCCCGCAATTCGTCCACATAAAGTAAATCAGCTGTTGCCCCACGTGGTCCCTCGGACGTCGCAGCCCTAACCCCATACTTACGAATACGTTTACAAGGTCCCGTACATTCTTTAGGAAAATGGTGGCAATAAATCTCTAATTCCTCTTGGCCGTTAGTCCTCGATACCCGTTTAATTCTTTTACGCAACCACGTTAAACTTTCTGCCATATCTACGACTTGCTTAAAAGTATCTAAAGCTAGTTGGCGGTTTTGAGCCATACCAATAATGGAACCCTCGCCAAAAATGTATAACCCGGCCAAAATTCTCATACGCATACAATGAGTTTTACCCTGTTGGCGAGCAACAAGTAACCCACAAGTCGAGCGAACAAAACGCCCATTATTGTCTACCGTTAAAGCGTCATTCATAACGTATTTTTGCCACTCCATAAGCGGAGCGCCTAAATCACTTGCTAGGTCTGCTACTACTGGCCCTAGTGTTCGCCCTTTTAGTGGCGGGCTTGCCAGTCTTGGGTTCGACGAGCCGTAAATAGGCGTCTTGGAATTTGGCACTACTGTCTACTTCCTCTACCGTTGCTTGAGACTTGTCGCGAGCTAGCGGCGTTAGTTTGAGTTCCTTAAATAGGCTTTCAAGTTTGTTAATAAGGCTTGCCAATTTTTCTAAATCGGTTCCGCTATCTAAAATGCTGTCCACAAGTACCGCCAGTCGTCGAGCAAGACAAACCGTACCCGCGTCCGCGTCTGTGATCCATTGAGAAGCTGCTAAAAGTGAGTTCCCCAGATTGTCAGCAATAGCGCCGGGCGAAATCGGTTTAACGCTGGGTGGAATTGGTTTAGACACGGTTAGCCCTCGGCCGTCGGTGGGTCGTATCTTAGCGTCGGGGAGAGAGAACATAAGGGAGGGGTCTGGGGTGTCCTATCCTTAGAAAAAACCGTATGTTTATCGCTTTTTAATCTATTGCAACGTTTACAAGCTGCGACTAGGTTGCTGGCGTCATTGGTTCCGCCCTTGGCTACTGGTATCACGTGGTCTACTTCGTTCGCTTCGTCACCACAATACGTACAAGTATGGGCGTCGCGTCGAAGTATCTGCGTCCGTACTGTGCGCCAAGCCCTCGTACTTCCGTTACGTTTACTTGTCACGGTCTGGGTCTAACTCTTGCAATAGGTTCGTTAGTGCTTCGTGGTATCTGTCTAAGTTGTCTATAAGTTCGTCTAGGTGATCTATTAGCTCGGTTACTGTTGCTTCGTTTTCGCTTGGTATTGCTTGGTTATTCAAGGTTAATGTTGTCCTGCCGGGTGTGTTTGCGGTGGGTAGGGAATGGCTTATTACTAAGCCACTTCCTGCCGGTACGCGTAGCGTCTGGTCTTGGTTATGGAGTCTTGCGACTAATGGCGCCGTTTGAATAGGCAAACTACTAGGACTATGGGCCATTCGTTTCATAATCTTCACCTATTCTCACCCTACTTAGGGTTATGTTGTCTGGCTCGTACCCAGACTAAATAGCGCCCTCTAACGGCGGTTTAGCCCAGTACGAGTGGGCCAGTAAGTTATACTCTTACCTAGAGTTGGTTTGCTTGGGGAAGCTTTGCCGCTTTGTAAGGTCCCAGTCGTGGTGGCTGGGACTTTACTATTTACGGTTGCTTCGTGGTTCTCTTTCTTACTATCTTTTCTGCCTTTTCACAAGCAAGACACGAATTATCGAGCGCATACACCCAGCCACCACAATTTTCGCAACGGCCTAATAAGTCTTGAATGTGATCTAACACTTTTTTTATTTTGGTATCTTGTTTTGGGTTTTCAGCTACTACACGTTGCCTAAGTTGTAATAATGCTGCCGTGTAACCTGCGTCGTAGTTTGTGTCGGCTGTATCCACTATTTGCCTAAGTTTGGCTACTGGCATTACCACTACGTCTGGGTCCCCTATTTTACTGTTCTTGGGCATCTCGTAAAGTCCGCTCGATAGTTGCGTTTTCCTCTAATAGTTTTACTAAAGACTGGTACAGGCAGCTTGGGCAGAATTTGGCGCCCGCGGCTACTCCGTCTGGGCAAGTGTCGGTATTATCCCAAGCCCTAATTATTGCGTCGCGTAAATTTAGCATTTAGTCCTTACTTTCTGCGTCAATATTGCTTTTGCGTTTTGCTGTATAGCCAGCGGCTTTTAGTTCCTCAATAAGTTTGCTAGCCCAGAATGAAGTTAGTCCTGGGTCGGTAGTCAATTCGTTTTCTTGTTTAAATTTTTCTACGTAAGCCGTCATTTCTTGGAAACTGTAACCGAATAAGCTTTTTATTAGTGCGTATTGTTTGTCGGTCATAGCGGGTTGATGATGTTGGCCGCCCGCGCTGGGTTTATCCGGTAGTGGTTGCCGCTCGCCCCAAGGATCACCATTTGGTTCTTGTCGGGCTTTAGCGTTTTCTACTTCTTGCTTGGTGGCGATTGACTTGCCTAACCCTATTCCTAGAGCGCCAATAGCGCGGCCCCAAGCGGACGTTTCAAGGTTCATAAGTTCGCTACCACGGGTATATGTGGTTTTTCCCTCTGCTAGTTCCGCAGCTGTACCGATACCGGGCCTTGTGTCGTCTGGGGTTCGATAAGCGTATGCCACTCCCCAAATATAAAGTTGGTTATGCTCCATAACGCCACGGTATTCGAATTGAATACTCCCATTAGGGTATGCCTTATAAAATTCTTGTAAACGCTCTTTAACGTCTACATAGTCGCCTAGGTTAAAGCCGCTCATAGTCGGCCGTCTAACTTCAAGCGGTATACACGCATTTTAATGCCTTGGTAATTGCGTCCCAGTCGCTCCGCTAATTCGTCAAAAGTTAGGTGGCCTTTGCTGTAACCGTAAATTAGGGCTAAATCGTCTGCTTTTTTCCAAGGTCGGTTAGTGTTTTTTCCTTGTTTAGGTTTTGGCATTTCCTCAGCTGGGAATAGTGAAAGTAATGCTTCGTTAGTGGCTTTTGGTAACTGGGGAATTTTTGGCGGTTCCGGTGTGGGCGCTGTTTGTTGGCCCATAAGTAAATTTACTAATACGCTTGCTGGTAATTGCTCTAATGCTTCCCTGTTCAGGGTTACTGTTATCTGTTCCATAACTTGTACCTAGTCCTTTATTCCTAGATCACGACGTACTTGCTCGTCTATTGGTGTATCTGTGTATGTTGGTTGCGGTTTTTGGTAAATCTTGTGGTAACTCCACAATAAAAGCCCAAAAGCGGCCCCACTTATTGCGATAGTGCGTATAGGTGCGTTATCCATACCACTTATTGCCATACCTAGCGTCGTAGCTGCGGCTACGTGCGCTACGTGTAGCGCTTTTTTAATTGGTGTTGCCATTTTCTCTGCTCCCTTTGTTTGCTGGCACTTCGACATCTACGTAATAACGTACTATGCGTCCTTGGCGGTGTGTTTGTATTTTTCCCGCTTTTTCCCAGTTGGCTAAAGTATTTTTAGTTACCTGTAAAAGGTTGCTAGCTTGTTCCGCTGTTAGTAGTTGCTTCATAGTTCCCTACTTTAGTCGTATTGGGTGTAATTGTGTCAAGTTTGGACTAGTTCGGCGTGTTGTCTTTATTTTGCGCCAGTTCCGGGTTAAGGAAACCCATTAGGCCAGCGACTATTGCGCCCATTAGCGAGCGATAATTTAAGTCAAATTGGGTTGCTTGCCACGACGCCAAAAAAGCGACTAGGCCGAATGCTACGGGTTTTGGTAATTGGTGCATTTTTGTCACTTTCATTTTAGGCACTTGGTAGGCTCTACGGCGTCCAAGGCGTAGCGATATGGATAAACACGGGCTTCTAGGTGTAAGTGCGGTCCGCTTGAGCTGTTGCCACTAATTCCGCTGTCCCCAATTAGGTCGCCTTGCTTGATCTTGGTGCCGGGTTTTAAATTTGTTTTCTTGCTTAAATGGGCGTAAATAAAACGGTGGTATCCGTGTTGTATAACGATGTGTATACCGTAAGCCTTGCCCCATTGTGCGGCGGTAATTACTCCGTCGTGTACGGCATACACGGGCGTACCAACACTAGCCGCATAATCCACGCCTGTATGGTATCCACAAGCCCACACGTGGCCGTGTGTACCGAATTGGCACGTTACCACGGCTTTCTTTAATGGTGCCTTAAAAGGCGGTTTTTTGGCTGCTGTTGGCATTATTTCCCCTATACCGTGTATTCGCCTGTAATAACCCAGTAGTCGTTAGTGTTAATGGTTACTGGGGTCCCTTGAGCAAATTGGGCTAACGTGGTTCCGTTTGATAAATAGGGTTTAGCAAAATTACCAGAAATTCTTACTTGGGTGGGGTAATAGTCGCCTGCGCTGTCGTCCCAAAATACGCCATTTATCCATTTATTATCTATGTAAGTATTGTTAGCTACTGGTAGAGCGAATTGAATGCCACTAGTACCTTTGGTGCCATTACCTACACTAAATTTAATTTCAAAATAAACTTTATTGCTTATTTGCTGGTATCGGCCCAGTAATGCGCCTGTGGTGCCTTTGGTCCAGCCCGTCGAAGTGTCTATGGTTGGCGTGTATGTTTGCCAAGCACCTAATAGGGCGTCTACGTCACTACCTAGCCAACCGATAGCGGTGGCGCCGTTGCGTACTAGATCGCTGCTAACGGGAATTCGAAAGCCGTTGTTAGTTGTAACCGCCATTAGATAACATCACTCCAAGTTGTTGTACTAGTTTTATACGTTGCCCAAGTGTCCCCAGCGGCTACGTTATACCACATAGTATAAGGTTTATTTTCTTTATAATCGGATAAGTAAAGTGTTAAAATTCTTTGGTTTCGTCCAAGGTTCCACGTGTAGCCCTCGACGTATCCGTTAAAGTCTTTTCCGTATTGGTTTGGCACCGCAACGCTAATACGTTGTCCAGTTCTAACGCCCACAAGGTCGCCGCGTAATGCGTTGTCAATTGCCGGGTTTTCTAAGTTAATTTGACAGCTCGATAACCTTGGCCGCGGGTAGGCTCTTGTGGCTAAAAGTATTTGGGCTTGGGTATTTGCGTCGGCGACGTTGTGTAATTCTGTTGATCTTGTGGCTGACATTCTGCCGAATTGTGTTTGGCTGTCTGGGTCCGTGTATGTGCTTCCCGTACTGGCTCCACCTGCTCCATAAGTAAGGTTTACCGCATTAGCGATAGTTGTTACCGATTGAGTAGTGCCAAGGCTGCTAGCTAATACTTGCGAGTCGTCGAGAGTAAAACTATTGCTGCGGGCTGTTCTAGTGGCGTAAGTTTCGTATTTAATATATTCCAAATCTTCATAAAGTAAACCCATTCCAGATTGTGCGGCCGTCTGCATAACTTCCAAAATCGTATGGCCGCCTTTATTATCGGCTGCGACTTCATAACCGCCGGGCGTTGCAATACTGAAAAAAGGCCAGTCGCTATACGTTGCGGCGCCAGCAATACGGTCGCCCTCTTTATGTTTAGCAAAACTCACACCACTAGCCAACGCGTCCCGCGTTAAACGCGTAAGTGGTCCCGTAGCTGTAATTGTGTAATCTATAAGCCCGTTACCATTACGCCAGTTACTAATATTTTGTGACACGTCGGTTACGTAACCAATAAATACGTAACTTTTACCACTTGCTGCCGTCGGGTCGTCTACCGCCCATTTAACTAAATCGCCAATACTTGAGTCTGGCGGTACTGGGTTATCTTGGCGTATTGAGTAGGTACAAGAAAAGGTACTTGGACTGGGTTGGTCTGCCAAGTTATTACGGCCATAGGTGCAAGTAATCGTATTTACGTCCGCAACATCATCTAATATTGCGTCGCCTACTACTAAATAATAATTGGGTGTCGGTAGTGTCACTAGATCGCTACCCTATTTAATACGACGGTTCCAGTTCGCAGGCTTGAGTCTTGCAAAATGCTAACGATACTTCGGCGGGCGCTTTCCGCGTCCACTATGCCATTTAAGTTAATAGTCGTGTGGCTTTGTTTGAATTTTGACGGTGTAGTTGTTGTTGTTGTTGAGTCGAAGCCTGGGAAATAAGTTTTAGAAAGTTGGTCCTCTACATAGGTATTTAATTCTGTACGTGTTTTTTTATTTTTACCTGCTCCAGGTGTATCGCCCAAGCCCATTAGAGCTGCTACACCGAAAGCGCCACCGATAGCGAGAATTGCGGGTAGTGCTGCGTAAAAGGTTCCGCCACCTGTTGCCGCGGCTTCCGCTCCAGCTGCAAGGGCAGACGCGCTCGTAAGTGTGCGCATAATTGTTACAATACTTTTAATCGCTGTAATCATAGCTTGCGCTGCGGTTCCAGCCTTAGCCCCGATAAAGATACCCGCCATAATAGCTGCCGTTTTTGCTAAAGCCTCTTTATGGTCTGCTAAGAATTTGAAAAAATCTTTGGCTTTTTTGCCCAAATTGTAAATAGCGTCTTCGCCTTTTTTGGCCGCGCCTGTTACTCCGTCTTCGCCAGTTAGTCCAGCCACGAAGTTAGTTACACCCTCACTAATTTTTGGTAGCCATTTTTCGGCTAATGGTGTAAAGGCTTTAAGTATGGCGTTACCCATACTTTCTTTGGCTTCATCTACCGCAATTCCCAAACGGTCCATACGTCCTTGTAATGTTTCCGCTGCGGCGGTTGCTTGTCCCTTTGTAATATCCGCGAGTTCTTTTTGGACTTTTGTAAAATCTTTCGACTTTAAGGTAGCTGCGCTGACACCTAAACCAAGGCGCCCAAGGGACGCGTTATTACCTGCATACCCTTTGGATAATGCGGCGCTAACGGTTTCAACGTCTTTACCGGTCGCTGCGCTAATATCTAAAGCAAGGTTTAATAAATCTTGGGCTTTTTTGGTGTCTTTAGTGGCACTAACTAGTCGTTGAAATGCTGGGCGTAACTTATCATCTACTACGCCCTTAGACGCCTGCGTTTTGGCTATAAAAGCTTCTTGTGCGGCTATTTGTTTTTTAGTTGCGCCCGTTGTATTTTTTAACGCGATCGCTAACCTGCGTTGTCCTTTTTCATCTTGTAAAGCGGCTTTAACACTATCCACACCAATAGCAAGGGCTACCCCGCCAATAGCTGCGCCAGCAATAGCAAAATTTTTACCTACTTTTTTAGCAAAACTTTCGGATTGTCCCGTTGCTTTTTTTAATCCTTTACCAAAATTGTCGGTATCTGCTAAAAGGTTAAGTTTTAAGGTCCTAATATTTGCCACGGTTTACCATTTCTTTCTAATAATTTTATCTACGGTTGCCAAGAAATCGCGCCTAATTTGTGGTTGGGCTTTACGAAGTGTTGGAAAAATGAAATAGCCGCGGCTACCAGACTTGAACCGTCCCGAATAGGCTGGGAATTTGCGCCCGCCTTGTGGAAAAGTATTAGGCCCGGGTTGTACGGCTCCGAATTCGGTACCAAACAATAATTCGCCATATGTAGGTTTTGGGTTATTGGCTGTTGCTCGGCGACTAACTGGCGCTTTACGTGAACCACCGACGGTAATGCTGGGTACACGGTCTTTATTCGCTTTTAGGCTTCGAGCTACTATGCGGGCTTGTGCCGGGTTTGGTGCATAAACGGCCGCTGTTTGTATTTTCTGGACTAAATTACCAACCATACGTTTATTGGTTACGCGTAATTGGTCCTGTGCTTCTTTTGGCATAGTGCGGAAAGCGGCCATAAGGGTACGGTAATCGTCTTCTTCAAGTTCCAATTTTACCGTGATACGGTCGGCACTATTCGGCATTTTCCAATAACTCCCAAGCGGTCTTTAAGTCCGTCATACTCCAAGTTTTTAAGTCTTGTAACGGAATACCGGTATGTATTGCAAGGTCTACAAGGCCGCGGTTTATGCTTCCTTGTCTATGGCTTTTGGGTAGTCTTCGATTACCTCGAAGTCTGCTAAAGCCTTAACCCAGTCTTTATAATCTTTATTGGTTTCACTAGCTAGCCATAAAGCATATGTAATTACTTTCGTACTACCGTCGGCTATTTTGGTTTGGGCTTCGGATACGGTTAGTCCAAGGTCGTCCTCTAACCGTACCCATACCCAAGCCTGATCTAGGTTTACCGTTAATTCGGTATTCGCGTTATTTAGTTTTACTTTCATTTTCTGCCCCTTTACTGGCTAATTAGGACTTAGTGACGCTTCCGCCAACAACCTTAAATGTAAGACTAGTGGTTAGGGCTTCCGTAGAGGAGCCACCAACGTTCGGTTTTTCTGGCCATACGTTGCCGCTGAAAGTCTTACCACCGGTTTTGGTTAGGAATGAAAAAGCAAGCGACGTATTTGGGGCGCTAGCCGCTGCCGCGTATAAAGCGTCGCAAACCGAAGTTGTACCAGTTCCACTACTGTCCCAGTCCTGATACATTTCAACGCTTAAAGTCGCGTCGGTACTAATGTATACGTCGGTCTGGCCACTAATTGGCTCTAGTGTTGCACGGTTAATGGTTTCTGCAAGGGTTACACTACTAGCGACGTCCGTGTAGGTCGTACCGCCAATAGTTAAAGTCAGGCCCTTACCTGTGGTAAATACTCTTGCCATTGTTTATTACTCCTTAGTAATGTATTGGGTTATAACTAGATCGCTAGTTAAATATTCGGTGCTACCTACTTCGGCATTTGTTGGTTGGCTAAAATCGCCAACACTTACCCAGTCTGGCAGCTTCTTATATACGGTTTCTATCATTTTTTCCAAGTTCACTAAAGCGGCTTGGTTATCGTTATTTATTACCATAAGCGTTATTTGAAAATTCGCGGTAGCGGTTACAGAATTAACAATATTTACATACGGTGAACCCGGCACAATAACTACGGCTGGCGCGATCATAGTTTCATTAGGGTACGCGTATACGCTGTAACTCGAGTGTTTTAAGGCTGCGGCTAGGGCTTGCCTAGTAGTTGTTAGACTCACCCTACGAACCCTCCCATACTCATATACGGGGCGATTAGGCCCGTTACACGGGTAAGTAATGCGCGTCCCAAACGGTGTGGCGCTGGGGTGAAGTCTACGGCCTGTATTTGTCCGCCCGGGCTTGTCCGTTGCTGGAAAATTTCCACGGCAACGGCTAAAGCAGCTTCTCGAATTGCTGGTACTTCGTCGTATAACGTCGCTTGGCTAGCAAGTTTTACCGTGGCCCACGGTTTAACCTTTTGCACTACTAGCTTGGCGGTGACTATGGATACTTGGAAATAGTAATTTCCGACGGCTGTAATATTTTTGGTGCCATTGAATACGCCAGAAAGTCCGCTAATAATTACGCTGTCGCCGACGTTGTAACTATGTGGGGTATATGTGTAAAACGTTACAACATTTGCGTTATCTACTTCGTAACTCCAGATACTCGAAGTGTTGTAATTTAATAGGCCGTCTACTAATTGGTCTGCCGCGTCTGCTACTTGTTGCAACATATCGTCAGGGTATAGAGTGCCGACTCCAAGGGTTACCCTGAATTCGTCTAAATCTATTTTTGCCATTAGTAAAAGGTCCTTTTAGGTGGGTGGCTGGCGCCTAGGGAACAGGCTAGGCGCCAGCCGGTCTGTGGGTATTGCCTAGGTTAGGTTAAAGCGACGTAGGCCAGCTGCGCGCTTAATAATTGTTGCTAGGTAACCGTGTAGGGAAACTTCGATCTGTAGGCTGTTAATCTGGTTTACCTGTAACTGGCGTGGTGCCTGCTCATAGATACCGATTGAGTCAGGCGAGATAATAAACGCGCTTTCGTCGATAGTGGTAGCAACCATTGAATTATCTACGTACAAGTCTAGGCCGAATACGTTACCGCGGCTTGAGCCTACGCTAATGGTTCCGCCTGCGTTTTGTGGCTGCGCTGCGTTAAAGATTGGTCGGCCTGTGGTATCCGCTGCGTTAAGCAACAATTCCCACTGTGACGCGCCCGCTACGTATGCGTTAGCGAAGTTACCAGTACCCGCGTAAGCCGCTACGGCTTCCTTGCTTGCGAAAGCCTGCAAACCTGCGACGGTTGCCGCGGTGGTGCTTGCCTGTGTACCGCCAGCGGTAATGGCTGCAATAACGGCTGCGTTTGTTGCCTTAGCATACGCCGCTACCATTTCATTCATTAGCTCGTTATAAAAGGTCGGTGTGCCTTGTAAATCGAGAAGCTCGACACTAAATGTATTCATTCCCGCGTATTTTTTGGCGGTACCTGATAGATACGTGGCTGTAATCCCGGTTTCACTTGGTGCGCCATTTTCTGCGGTTTCCGCAACGGTTGGGACGGTACCAATTTTTGGAATGGAAATGGTGTTACCGACGAAACGGTGGCTAGTTGCTCCACCACAAGCCTCGATAGTTGGACGGCCAAACTTACGCTGGGCGCTACCTACTACCTCGTTAAAGTATTCGGTCGGGTTAAAGCCCGGGTTAGTGCTTAGGGTGTCGTCGGCTGCCATAACGTACTGGCGGCTGTCGTCGTTGCCGCGGGCGGCTTTAATGCTGTGTTCTAGGTATGAAGCACCGTCGTTAATTGGGCTTCGTGGTGCGGTAAGAATGGGAGCTGCTGCCTGTACGACTGGCGCTGCGGCGGCTTCTACTTCCTCTACTGTATTTTCTGACACGGTGGTTTTTTCCTCTTCTGTTGTGTCTAAGGGTGTAGTTTCGGCGTCTACTTCTGTTTCGCTCGCCGCTACGTCTGTTACAAGTGCGTCGCTAAACGCTGGCGCGTGGACTAATGACACCTCGACAATACGGGCAGCGGTTACGTGCATTACCCCGTCTTGCATTGTGTAATTGTCTATCTGCGCCCCAACACTAAGGCCGTCACGAAGTCCGTCCGCAGCTTCTACAAGTGCGTCGCTTCCCGCTGTCGTGTTGGAAACTTTAAATGTTCCAGTAATTCCGCCCGGTGTAACCTGAAACTCGATCGCTTTACCGATAGGGCGCTGGGCGTCGTGCTGTAAAAGGAATTTGACGGGCTTCGGGTCTGGGTTAGAAATGCTGCCTAATTCAAATACAACGGGGCCAGCGGACGTATTACCAGACTTACCGAATGGCACTACTAAACCGCTAATTTGTCTAGTGGCTTCATTTGCGCCCATAATGTGGGCTGCGAAAGTAATAAAATTACTCATTTAAGGTACTTCCTCTCGGGCTTAGGTCTTCCATAGCTCGGGCTTCATCTATTGAAATAATGCCAGAGTCAATTAGTTTTACTAATACGTCTACGCGCTCGGTGGGGTTGCCGCGTAGAAAATCGTCTAATTCAAATTCGACGTATTGCCCACGTGGGGTTATATCGTCTTGGGATAGTCGGCTTTCCACTACGTCCATATAGATACGTAAACTAAAATCTAGTAGGCTGCGGCGCTCCGCCGATACGTTGCTATATGTGCTACTGGCGCTTTCGGCGTTAATGTACCAGGCGGGAATACCGACTACGCGGGCAATTTCTGAAGCCGTATATGCTCGGGCTTCCACTAGCTGTAAAGCGGCACTATCGAACCCGACAACATCTAAGTTAATTGGTCCCTCGACGTAGGCGGTCGAGCGTGTACGGCGGGCTTGCTTAAAAGCGTTAAGTAGGCTTTCTTTCTGGTCCTCGGGTAGGTTCATACCCTCATTACGGATAACCATTTGCGGTACGGGTTCTTGGGCCATACGTAGGGCCGCGGCTTCAAGTTCGATAGCGGTTTTAATGGTGCGGGCGCCACGGGCTAAAATACCTTCGTCTGGTCCCCAAAACACAATAAGCGAGCCGACACCGTTAAAAGGTACTAATTTACTGTCTACTGTCCACGACTCTATTACTTGCGTATTTGGGTCTGTGCGCATACTTACGCGTATTGGGTCTATACGTCGAGCGTTACTAACTCGGCCGTCCTCTTGTGTCGTGCTTAATACTTGTAAATAGGCGACACCGTAAAATAATAGGTCGTCCAATATCCACGCCAGCGTATTTGACCGCGGTAATGCTGGGTCTGGCTGTTTGATAAATGGACGGTTAGGTAATTCCGCTTCCGTGGTTTCCTGATAAGTAGAAAGCGGGAGCGTGGCAATAGTTCCGGCAATAATGTTACGGGCGCGGGCTACCGCTGGTACTGTCATAGCGTCGGCGCGGGTTACGGAATTGTATCCAGTCCAGCCCAAGTTATTTACGTATGGTTCGATCGTGTTGGAAACGGCAGCTGTAACGTCGGTACCGCGCATAGGTTCTAATACGCTTTGTAGACGAAGCGCAGAAAATAAGCCCATACGCGTTATTTTAAGGTCTTATAGCACATACACCTAATAATTGTGGCGTATTTATGCTCTTTTGGCGTGTCTGTTATGTTGTCCAAGTGCCAGCAAGGTTGGTACTACCTGAACCTAGTTTATAAACATTCATATAGGAACCGGTAATAAAGTCTGGTGCGGCACTTGAACCCGCGACTGATTGCGTTGCGCCAAGGTTTATACGGCCGTCTGTTGTGGCATTTGTTTTAATCCAAGCCCTAAATAAAATGTAGTGGTTTAGCCCAGTTGTCGAAGTGTAGGTACTGTCGGCGTTGGTATTTGCTGCGGTTGCTAGGCCTGCGGTGTTGTAAGTAGTTACACCAATAGCACTAGTAAATCGAAGTAATGCCGCTTGCTCGGTTAATGTGCTGGTACTTCCTGTTTGCACATAGATCAGACTTAAACGGGCTGCGGCAGCCGTGGCGCTGCTTTTAGTAGTTAATTGTAATTGGCCCTCGATTAGATAAGTCGTATCTTTGTCCACGGCGAAGTATTTGGTAGTTCCGCTTGCGTCCCTAAATACCGCTTCGGGTGTCGTATTGTTGGCAGCCTTTGTGTATGTGGCTACTAAAGCGCCATTTCCTACTGTTGCGGTAGTTGGTCCCGCTGGTCCAGTTGGTCCTACGCCGCCAGTATCGCCCGTAGCTCCCTTGGATACTAAAAGCACCCAGTAGGCTCCGTTACTTACGGACTTATTGGTTCCCGTTTGAATACAATAGTAACTACTCCCACTATCGGTAACAATATCGCCCGGGTCGTAGGTGTCGTACATATTCCAAGTCCCTAACGGTTGGGAAAATCCGCCAGCAAATTTAGCCCAATAAGTAGCTTGGGTTTTGGGGTTTTTATTGCTTCCAGCCTGAATGGCTACATAAGAATAACCGTTATAGTAAACCACGTCGTAAGCTGCGTAAGTGGTTGCACTATCCCAAACATTTGGTTTCTGTGTATAACCTTGGCCAGTCGCGCCAGTAGCACCGTTTGTTACTGGGAATGTGGTAGTCGAACCGCTGGTATACGTAATTGTGTAAGTATCGACAAGTCCCGCGGTGTTTGTTTTGGAAATTGAACTAATGCCATTTCCTGTTGGTCCGGGTACGGTGCTAGTGGGTCCCGTGTCGCCTTTATCGCCTTTAGCGCCAGCAATACCCGCTACTTGTTCGCTAATTACAATGGGCGTTTCGGTAATGCCTAAATTGGTTATGTTATCTACGACTGTTATAACGAAACTCATACGGTAACCTGCGCTTGTACGGTAAATGCGCCTTGAACTAGGCGGACTACATAACTACCGCTAGTTAGTTCTAAATCGTACACATAATTACCAGCTGGAATTGCCCCAGTTTGGGTAGCTGTTGCCAAAATAATCACTTTGCCATTATTGGTTAAAGTTGTAATTCCACCGCCTGTATTTGTGGATAATTCCAAAACTACGGCCGTATCTGGGTAACGTCTAACCTGTAATTTGGCTGTGTATCCGGTCCAATTTACGGCGCTACCGTCTTGGGTGGCTGTAAAAGTTTTATCGAGCGTTGCGCCCTGATAACAAACTATTTCGTATTCGGCTGGTGTAAGCATAAACCCACTTTATACCACACTAATACCGACACTAGCCTTAGGCGTTGCGGCGTGTCCAAGTGCCATAACGAAAGCGACGGCCGCACTAATATCTTGAACCGCAGCTTTACGAGCAATACGCCAGCCACCGTCACTACTTGGACGTCGAGCGCAAGCCGCTAAATGGGTACTTAAAAGGTCTTGGTTAGCGTGTATTAAAGTTCCAGTATTCATATTACTCATAGCAATATCGCAATAGGTACTAAACGCGGTACTTGCCCAAGCCGTCGGTGCTACTGGTACCCCGACTTTAGCCAAGTGTGGGGCAATATGGCCCGCCGTTTTTGGGTCGAAAGCGAGCGCCCTAACGGAATAAGTACGAGCTAGGTGGGCAATATCTGATGCTAATTCTAGATCGTTTAGCCCGCCGTCTTTTTCCCAGCGTGTCAGGAATACCGCAAATTTGTCGTCCCGCTGTTGTACGGTAACAAGGAAAGCCTGCGTACGGGTGAAATTTAAATCTAACCCCATAAAAGTATTGTGGCCCGTTTCCAATTTTAAGTTATCGTCCCCGGCATTATTCCAATTACTTAAATTAAATGGGCTGTCTATACTTTCTACCCATTGGCATAACATTTCGGTTCGTACCGCGTCTGGTGTATCTCGAGCGGCGGCGTCTTGTAACGCTTCAAGGGTTACGGTGTGGCCTAACGCTGGGTTAGCCGCTTGCCAAGCCCTAACGTCGTCTATCGCTAGCCCGGGCGGGGCGCTCCACTCATACCAGCCAATACGTGGCGACTCGAAAGTTAAAGCCCTAGCCCTTAAGTCATTAAGTACCGTTGAATTCGCGTCCCCCGCGTTACTCGTAATATAGGTTTGGCCCGACGTGGCCCGGGTTAGTGGCGTTGCCGCGGTCCACGCGTCCGCTTTAATTTCCCGCAATTCGTCCACATAAAGTAAATCAGCTGTTGCCCCACGCGGTCCCTCTGACGTCGCAGCCCTAACCCCATACTTGCGAATACGTTTACAAGGTCCCGTACATTCTTTAGGGAAATGGTGGCAATAAATTTCTAATTCCTCTTGGCCGTTAGTCCTCGATACCCTTTTAATTCTTTTACGTAACCACGTCAAACTTTCCGCCATATCCACTACTTGTTTAAATGTATCTAAAGCTAGTTGGCGGTTTTGAGCCATACCAATAATGGAACCCTCGCCAAAAATGTATAACCCGGCCAAAATCCTCATACGCATACAATGGGTTTTACCCTGTTGGCGGGCAACAAGTAACCCGCAAGTAGATCGTACAAAGCGGCCGTTATTGTCCACCGTTAGGGCGTCATTCATAACGTACTTTTGCCACTCCATAAGCGGAGCGCCTAAATCACTTGCTAGGTCTGCTACTACTGGCCCTAGTGTTCGCCCTTTTAGTGGCGGGCTTGCCAGTCTTGGGTTCGACGAGCCGTAAATAGGCGTCTTGG